TGAGGACGACGAGTTCCAGATTGTCTCTATCGAAGAAGGAAAAGGTAACTGGGCAGGTGCTGCCAAGCGTGTGGAAATCCGTTTGAAAGATGGAACGACACAGTTTTCGGGAGTGCGGGGCTCATTTGACATGCTCAAGGACTTGCTGTATAATGCTAATGATTATATCGGCACGGACGTTACCGTGAGGTATCAGAACAAAACGGAAGACGGCAAACTTCGTTTTCCTGTTATCGTTGCCTTTTGGAAAGGAAAGCGTGACCTATGACATGGCAACCGATTGAAACATATCCATACGACCATCCGTTCAATCATTATCTTCTCTGTCATAAAGAAAAGAAATGGATACGATTTGGTCGTTGGTATTCTCAACAGAAAGAATGGTATTATTCTGGCACGAATGAACGATCCCAATACGCACAAGTAGAGGGTGATGCGCCTACACATTGGATGGAAATACCGGAGTTACCTAAATGACCGATGAAATGAAACAAATCGCCTATAACGAAGGTGTAAAGGCATACGTTGATGATGTGTTGTGTATTGACTGTCCTTATTATGGTGTTTCAGAGGTTCTTGCCGAGATGTGGGAAGAAGGTTGGTGGGATATGTTTTATGACAGGATATGTTATGGTGATGCATAGTAAACTATACAAAGTCGAAAAGATAAACAACCACGCCTGGGGTGTCTATAAGAGAGACTTCGGTTCTGCTGGTGGTTGGGTGTTACTGAAAGCATTTTATACTGAGGACGAAGCAAATGAATATGTTTTATCTACATCCCGTCGCTAAAGTATGTGCCGAGTGGTCTGTTGACTCTCATTGTGTCAAGATGATCCTTGAGAGTGCCCAACTTCTATCTACCGCACATCGGGTACTTGATGGTGTAGAGTATACCGATAAGACAAAGACTGGTCGCAATGTAAAGCGTTGGCGACTCGATGATTGGCGTGATACAGAATTTTATTCTGCCACCCACATCAATCATCCTTGTGCTGTGTGGGCCCGTGAGTCTTCTAGCAACTATGAGTGGTTGTGGGATCTTATGGCCGAGTATTGTATAGAATATACCCATCGTTATAACAAGATTCATAAGATTCAGCGAACCAATCTTTTGGGTAAACTATCTGATCATCCAAAAAACATCAAACGTATTGGCCCGACTACTCCGCCAAGTTGTATGGATACTAAATACATCATATCCGAAGACCCAGTGGTCAACTATCGGAACTATTACAAGCATGGTAAGGCACATCTTCACAAGTGGAAGAACCGTGAAGCGCCAAAGTGGATAAATGAGGTAACACTATAGCATGAGCCGTGTAGTTCACAAAAGATTGATGACAACAACAGAAGATATCATTGACATTTACGATGGTATCTTTGATGTTGATGAACATTATAGAATGCACCACTATGCTGGTCACTCTCTCTTTCATACCAAAGGCACATCTCTAGGCATTTATGAATCCCGAAAGGACTTCTTTCTTCGGTCTTCGTTCACCGAAGAGGATGTCTATAACTTTGGCTTTTTTGAGTCTATGAACTGGAAAGTTTTCTCCAGTGAGTATGAAATCGACATAAATCCAAAAAACTTCTGGATGGTTCTATCGACACATCTTTCCGAGTATAGTTATCATCCCGACAACTCTCATAAAGGTAAGAAGTCCTTACTATACTACATCAACACAACCTGGAACAAGGATTGGGGTGGTGAAACCATGTTTTGTAACAAGTATGGTGAGGTAGAGATTGCTACAGAGTTTAGACCAGGAAGAGTCATCATATTTGAAAATCACATTTTACATAAGCCAGCGCCACTAACTTTGAGTTCGATTCCTTATCGTTTCACATTTGTGGCAACTGAATAATACTAAATACAGAATACTGTGAGGGACTATGCCATATTACACATTTCGCAATAAGAATACCAACGAAGAAGTCACCGTCCAGATGACGATGGCAGAACATGACACATATCTAGACGATAAGCCAGATTGGGAACAGGTCGTGACAATGCCAAACTTTGTTGATCCTGTATCCATTGGCATCACCAAACCCCCAGCCGATTTTCAAAAGTATGTTTTAGGCAGAATCAAAAACTCGGTGCCTCAAGCTGATGCCGTAGCGAGTAAGCGTTGGGACATTCCCAAGGAGGTTTAACCTGTCAGACAATTCCTTTAGAAAAAGAATTAGAGGTCGCTCCCGTGAGAAGGAGTCGACCTCTTTTGTTTATGATAATGTGACTAACGATAACAATAAAGGTAAATATATGTCACGTAAGAATAGAAGAAATAGCAAGCAGCAAAATCAGCAAAACTTTGAGGAGCATAACCACTTTCAATTGCGTCACATCAAACCACTAACAGTAAACCAACAGAGAGTGTGGGACGCATATTCGAATGGCTCCAATCTTATGCTGCATGGCTATGCCGGCACCGGTAAAACCTTTCTATCATCATATCTAGCACTAAAGGAGGTGTTATCAGACGACATATATAAGAGGGTCGTTATCATCCGCTCCGTAGTTCCAACCAGAGACATGGGCTTTCTACCAGGAACCGATAAACAAAAAGCGGAAGTTTACGAACAACCCTACCAAGAAATTTGTGACGATCTATTTGGTCGTGGAGATGGATGGCGTATATTGAAACTAAAGAGAATGGTTGAGTTTACCACTACATCATTCCTTCGTGGCACTACATTCAATGATTCCATTATCATTGTTGACGAGTGTAACAACATGACCTTTCAAGAGGTCGATACAGTTATGACACGTATTGGTAATAACTCTAAGATTATCTTTTGTGGTGACTATCGCCAGACCGATCTACACAAACCACATGATAGAACAGGCATCAAAGAACTGATGGCTATTACTCGCCGTATGTCATCATTTGAGCATGTCGAATTTGGTATTGAGGACATCGTTCGTTCTGGAACCGTCAAAGAATACATCATTCAGAAAACTGAAATGGGTCTATAGTAGTATTGGGCTGGGGGATTGACTTCTCCAGCCCTCTGCTATATAATATATGTGAAAGGACAACTATGGAAGAAACAGACGATGAAGATTTTGATGTTGGTTGCTAATGAAAACTTTTAGACATATAAACAATGACCCAGTGTTGGTGAATCTGAAAAGAGAAGAACAAAATGGAAAACGATATTATATATCTCCTTCGGGCAGGCCTCTTCCATCGGTTACCACCTTTCTCTCTCATTTCAAAGGAGACTCCATCCAAAAGTGGAGGAAGAAAGTTGGCGAAGAAGAAGCGAACAAAATATCAGGACGAGCAAGCCGAAGAGGTACAAAATTTCATTCTCTTATGGAATCTTATATCGGTAATCAGAAAGACTTCCTCAACGAAGATGTAATGCCTGATATGCGGCATGCCTTCAATCAGTTTGTTCCTATACTTGACAGACTTGATAATGTTCACTATCTGGAAACTATGCTATACTCTGAAACTCTTGGTCTCGCTGGTCAAGTGGACTGTATTGCCGAGTTTGATGGTGTTCCTTCTATTGTTGATTTCAAAACTTCCTTGAGACCTAAAAGAGAAGATTGGATTCTAAGTTACTTTGAACAATGCACCTGTTATTCTTTGATGTATGAGGAAATGACAGGCATCAAGTGTAAGCAGATTGTGGTATTGATATCTGTTGACCACGAAGAACCGCAGGTGTTTGTGAAAGATCGTAAAGATTACTTACCAGAACTGGCGTATAAGATAAAAAAGTTTAGAGAGGATACAGGACTATGAGAAAAGTATATCTAGCAGTAGCATTGGTGTTTCTTAGTTTGGGTTTGTCTGGTTGCGTTTTGGCGACCGTCGGTAAGTGCGTTGTATGGGACAGTTCTAATAGACCGTGCCAGTGATGGACCCGAAGGAATACACGGACCAGATTTAGACGATTACGAAAACGCTGTGGAGTGATAGGTGAGTAAGATTATTACTCGTAAATGGATTAGATCCGATAGTGTATTTCATACAGCAAATGAAACATACACATTTGATCAACTCGTATTATGTGTAAATCACTGGAAAGAAAGACTTCTCAAAGAAAGAGTTACACCAGGTCAAAAGATAGGAATAGCCATTCCGTCTTATGAGTTATCATATCTTGCTATAACATTTGCCGCATTTGAGTTAGGTCTAAAGATGGTAATACTAACCAGACCTATGAATGAAAAGGATTGCGTCAGTGCCAAATGTCTGGCGCATTTGCCTTTGGATATGTTCATACACGGATTACCAGATGCGCCTGAATACAACTTTGCGGTCGATTTCTTTATCCGTCATTCATGGAAGAGCATTAGACTAGAACCTAACTATGTTGCTTTCTCTGACAATGATGTTGGTGTATATGCCACACCAGATAGCGATTTGCTTTTGTGTACCAGTAGCGGCACTACGGGCAAACCTAAGCTAATAAGTCAAACTCACTCTTTTCTTTATGATCTATGTTCTATGAACTGGGAGCAACTCGGATTCAATCAGGATGATTCGGTGATTCATCTAGAATCCTTCAATCATGGCTCTTCTATCTGTATATTTTTCTTACCCTCAATGATTGTTTGTAAAGAGCATTATTTGTTTGCTAATGTAATCACAGATGCGAGCAAAGGCTTTTACTACAATGTTATGAAGTTTTGTGAGAGAAAAGGCATAACTAAAATACTATCACCAAATGGTTTAGCAACAGACTCTTTGCTCTCTACATTAGAGTCTGGTGAAATAGATGCTTCCGCTGTCACTATGATGATTCTATCATTCATAAATCCGAAATGGCTGAATGCTGTCAAAAGTGGTAGTATCAAAAAGATTGTTAGTGTTTTTGGTTGTAGTGAAACCGGCGGTCCATTGTTTCTTCCATACATCGACAAGAATATAGAAAAGTTTGACCCAAGATCGTTAGGTAAACCGTGTAATGATTTTTATAAGATAACGACTCCAAACAATATGCTAACGGTAAAGATGCCAGATGGTAGAGTGATAGAGACTGGTGATTATGTCACAGAGGATTTTTACTTTGTCCGAAAAAACAAACTGCCACGCATCAATGATATTGATATCAACTCCTTTGACTTGATAGAACTTTTGGAAAGAAAGTATTCCAGAAGTCGATTTGAGATAGTGGTTGACGAGATTAGTAATCTGTTATATATTGTAACAGAAGATGAAAACATGGTGTCCGATTCCGATATCAGGAACGACATTAGCAGCTTTTACATGAAAAGAGTTGAGTTGGCAGATATCATCCACATACCAAATCTAGGAGATATGTCCGTCAGTATCAAGCCCGATCATGGAAAACTTTTAGAATACATCAACAATAGGACTTGACAAATGAAACGGATTGTAGTATTATTATCATTATTGAGTGGAACAGCAATGGCAGCGGATGATATATCATGCGATAAGAAGGCTAGCGATAGCCATATCATCCACTGTAAAGCAAAGAAGATGATGGATGTTTCGTTGGTTTCTATCAATGGCGGCGAGTGTAACGCTCCTACATTTCACTGGCATGGTAGCGGTGAGTTTTCCATTCCAGGAACAAAAGAATGTGGCTACGTTGGAGCAGTCACATTATCAATCGACGGTCACAATAAAACCTTCGCCCCATTATAAATAGAATTGGAATCGTCTTCACCATAGATACACTGCCTAGACTGAAAAGATAGGAACCCGCAACTCTTTATGAGAAAAGTTGGAACAAGACAGAGGGTCCAACAGTGTATCTTTGATGGAGACGCCTTCACCATAGATACACAATGCTGACGAGTCCTACCATGTTAATTATCTTCGACGGAAGTGAGTGGCTGAGGTCAAGGGGGTGCTTGATATTGTGTATCTTTGATGAAGACGATAAATAGAATTGCCGAGGTCGTTGAGAGACGAAATATAGGTTTCTTGGACGTGGGTGCGATTCCCACCGCCTCCACCAAGAGGAATAAGTAATGAACGATAAAGAACTAATAGAATTGATTTCCCATAACGCTAAAACTGCCGATTGGAGAAAGGTTCAAGAATGGTTCTGGTCTCTCGAAAGAGAGAAAAATCCAACATTAGATATTCTTGTTGATGGAGGTGCTATTTGCTTACATCATAAACACTCTAAGGCATCCCCTAAACAATCGCTAGGTCGGGGGACGAACAAGCGATGAGTTTCCTTAGAGTGTTTATGATGGGGGCGAACAGGTTCGACAGGATACAGTAAGGTCGTAAGGAGACCAAAGGCAAGTATAGGTGCTAACGATAACTTTGCACCATTTGGCTTCGCTCTAGCAGCGTAAGTTCATTGGGTTTGGTGGTTTTCCTCGAAACAGAAAAACCACCTTTTATATTATGAACCAGAGGAACAAATGACACCCGAAGATATCCAGAAGTTTAGTTTAGAGATTGAGGAACTGGTCTATATGAAAGACATTCCTTATATCGATGCCGTCGTTATGTATTGTGAACAGACAGGATTCGAGATAGAGACCGCAGCAAAGTTGGTCTCGGGTGTTCTCAAATCCAAAATCAAACTCGAAGCCGAAGAACTTCACTTTCTCAAGAAATCTAATACCTCACAACTTCCTTTATAAAGGGTTACATCATGTCTAGTGAAGATTTTACCCGCAAAGAAGTGCGGCACATTGCCGATGTCAAACAGAAACTAGAAAGACTAATCAATGACGTTGGCCTATTTGAAAGAAGACATCCAAGTTGGGATAAAAGTGATACGGTAACCACTGATAGTAATTATAATAGAGTATTTATGGTCGTTGCCGGCGGTTGTATTAGTTCTTTGCTAAGGGATGAAGTCATCAACGACATTGATACCTTTCTTCTAAAAGATGAATCATTCAATTCTGAAAGTCCCACGCCACATAACATGTTTGAAAATATGATTAGGC